CACCTTATAACATACACATGCACGGCAACAGAAATAACTATGATGACGGCGGAGTTCAAAGTTCAGTATTTCAGCTGAACGCAGGCGAATACGCCAGTGTATGGATTCGCTGGCACGACTATAACAGTCGACACCATGCTGGTCACCACATTTTCAGCGGACACATGATAGGATAACCATGGCCACATACTCAAGTTTCAAAAAAATAACAAGCGAATCAGTTATTGATGGTGCAGTTACCACTGCTAAATTAGCTGATTTGTCTATCACTTCTGCTAAAATTGCAGACGGAGCCATAGCAACTGCTGACATAGCAGACGGCGCAGTGGGCACAACACAACTGGCAAGTGCAATTGATCTAAGTGCAAAAACTGTTACTTATAGAGCTATCACAGCAGGCGATATTGCAGATGGTGCTGTTACAAATGCCAGACTAACAGCTGGTGCATCCACTACCAACTTGGGTTATACACCAGTGAGTACTGGCGGTGGAGTAGCAGTGTCTGGCCAACTTAAAATATCAGCAGCCAGTGCAGGAACAACTGGAGTAGGCACATCAACAGTTGGTGCTGGCATATATTTTCCAGCGGCCACAACAGTTGGCATATCAACATCAAGTGCTAATCGACTCACAGTCAATGCCAGCGGACAAACTATTGAACCCAACAGACCAGCATTCTATGCATGTGGGTTAGGCGGCTGGTACTACTGGAATACGTTTGGCGGGGCTGGCTGGCGAGAACTAAACGGCATCGGATGGGAATTTCAAACCCAAGGCGGTATAAGTGTTACTAGCAATGTGCGAGTTACTGCACCAGTATCGGGATACTATTGGTTCTACTTGCAAAGCTACTACTACAATGACAACAACTCCACATCCGGATACACACACTGGAACATTGGACGCAACGGCTCTCCAAATACCATGGTAAGCGGTAGGCATCCACACACAATTTTTGCACATGGCCTACCTAACAATCATGCTCCAGGTATCATGGTTCCTATAGAAATGTACATGAGCGCAGGTGACTTTGCTAGCCCGCAACCATACGGCCCTAATGGGCCTGGAAGATTACACGCAGACCATAGCTTGTGGTGCGGATTTTTAATAGGATAATGTAAATGGCCTCTTATGCAAGTTTTAAAAGAATAGCAACGGACTCAATTGTTGATGCGCAAGTTGCCACAGCAGATCTTGCTGATGGCGCTGTCACAGCAGGAAAAATAGCTGGCCTTGCAGTTAACAGTGCAAAAATAGCCAATGCAGTAGTGGGCGCAACCCAGTTAGCAAGTAGTGTTGATCTAAGCGCAAAAACTGTTACTTATAGAAGTATTGGAACCAATGACATTGCACCCAACACAGTTTCTGCAGCCAAATTAGCCGCAGGCGCAACACTGAGCAATGTGGGTTACACTCCGTTAAATTCATCAGGCGGCACAATGACTGGTCGACTGGTGGTACCCTCAGGCAGTGCGGCCGCTCCATCAATTCAGTCAGCGGCTCAATCCAATACTGGTATCTACTTTGACAGTGCCAACAACGTGGTGTTCAGTGTTGCGGGTGTTGAACGTATGCGTATCAATGCCAGCGGTCATAAAACTACGGGCACGAATAACACCACAGGCAGTATTGCGTGGAATGCAGTGCCCGTTGGAGGGTGGACTTATGCCAACAGCTTTGGTGGATACAGCTGGAGAGAAATTGGTGGTGGATTTGGTGGCTGGGATGTGCAACAGCGTGGCGGCGGCAATTTCAACACCAGCAACGGTAGATTCACAGCGCCAGTGAGTGGTTTCTATCATTTGTTATGGCAAGGTTACCATTACAACGATGATAACAATACTCCAAATTATCATCACATGTCATTTACCCGTAACGGCAGTGTTGGTGACTGGACTGGTCGAACTCCGCACTGCATGTGGATGCACGGCACCACTGCTAACCATGCTGGTGGCGTCAGTCTGCAATTGGATTTGTACCTAAACGCTGGAGAGTACACTGTTCCCATTGTGTACTGGGCCGGCGGACCAAGCCGAATTCACGGTACCCACAGTCAATTCAGTGGTTATCTAATTGGATAAATACACATACTTAAAGAACGAGGATTAAAATGCCACAGATTATATTTGATTTAACTGATACTGAAACAATGGTGTTGGCTCACATTGCTTTGAATCCAATGGACTATATTGAAAATATTTGTCACTGGAAAGCAAACACAGCAATAGACGAAATTGTTCAAATGGAAATGTCACGAATGTTGGCTGACCCTAGTATTGAAACAATTCCATCGGATAGAAATCAGATCGTTATGAACGCCAATATTCAACTTGCCGCAGAACGAGCACAAGGATAAGGAACAACAATATGTCTAGAACATTTAGAGTAGATGTAACTGATGCACAGTATAAAGCACTGTCTTGGAAATATGCCAATCCACACCAGAGTATAGATGATTTTATTACTGTTCGAATACAAGAAGCCATGGAAGAAATTGCATCAAGAGAAATTAAAAGAAGATTGGACGATCCCAACTGGACTGAACCAATTCCAGCTGACAAGTTGAGAATATTCGACACACTGATTTTAAAAAGTTGTTTGCAATTAACAAAAGAAGATACTGTACGAATAGTAGCAATGGTAGCTGATCCAGACGTGGGTGCTGCCATACCAGTGCCAACCAATGTGTCAGTAAAACCATTGGTATAAAAACTATAATCTAGATACAAAAAAAGCCGCGTTAAGCGGCTTTTTTTATTCTTTGTTACTGTATATGTTTTCTTTGAGATACTGATAATGGCTTGGAGCTGTGGCAGCTAGGCCATTGATGTATTCTTTTTTCTGATTCCAGTAATCTTGAGTTTGATTATTAAAGAATTCAGGCGCTGTACCGTTCCGGCCAAGCAGTATCTGATTCATAATTTTCAGTTGTGTGATGTTCACTGGCAGAGTATTCATTCCTACAAAAATATCAGGTATACCACCCATTGAAAAATCTCCAGGAATATTATGTGATTGTATTAATCGCATAGCTAGTTCTCCGACCTGAGTACGTGATTCTGGATCTCCGGGCTGTAGCATTTTGCTATCCATTTCAATATTTTCAGTGACATGACGCCAATACGGTGTATCTCTACGTGAGCTTAGTGTAAAGTGATAAGCAACAAAGTATTTGAAACTGTGCATGATTCCACTAACAATGTAATTAAAATTGTCAATGTGGATTTTATTCACTGTTTTAAAATGCAGTGTGCTACACAATTTTAATAAAATTTCCTGTACGCTCAACAAACCAGTGCTTTCTAAAGGTTCAATAAATCCATAAGACAATCCAATGGCCACAACATTTTTATGCCAACACTTGTCATGAACTCCGTTTTTGATTTTTATCAGTCTAAATTCCAACGCATCGACCTGTTGTCTAGTTCTTGAAACTTTCATACGAGTCATTATAAATTGTTTAAATTCTTCCAATGCATCGTCTTCAGAAACAAATTTACTGGAAAATACATAGCCTTTGCCAATTCTGTTGTACAAAGGAATATTCCAAATCCATCCGTTATCAACAGCAACACAATCAGTGGTATTTTCCATTTCAAGTTCTTTGTTTTCATAAGGAACATGCACAGCCCATGCACGATTGTTTGGCAATATGTTTTCAAAAGAAGTAAAATTTACTTTCATAGCGCCTTCTAACAGCATTGCTCTAAATCCAGAGCAGTCAATATACAAGTCCGCTTCTATGCTGTCACCGTTGCCCAAGGTCAAGGCATGTACTTCCCCTGCTTCGTTTAACAGCACTTCGTTAATATGTTCTTTGATATGAACTACTCCGCGAGGTTCGCAGTAGCGTTCTCTTAAGAATTCTCCAAACAAGGTAGCATCCATGTGATAAGCAGAATCGTTTTTGAAACTAAATCCTGGCAGTTGCCCATCGGCATTATCGTATATCTTACTGTTTAAAATAAACGGCATGCTACTATAAAAACTTTCATAAAAGTCTAAATTGGGAGTTTCAGGAGTTACTGTCTTTTTAACATACCAATCAGCAATACCCTGTTGACAATTTTGCATGTCTTTTACACCAAACGGATAATAAAACTGTTGCCCTTTCTCAGAAAAATCAGTAAATTTAATAGCTAGCTTGTACGTAGCATTGCAATATTCCATCCAGTCTTTATCTTCTAACCCCAGCAATCCCAAATATTGATTGATAGTTCCAAGGGTAGATTCACCAACGCCAACAATTGGCACATCCGGTGATTCTATTAGAGCAATTTCTTTGTCTGGAAATTCATGCGACAACGTGGCCGCGGTCATCCAGCCAGCTGACCCGCCGCCCACAATAATAATTTTGTTAATAGTATTCATTGTTAATTGTTCCTTTTTAATATTTAACTGTCTGTTTAGCGTACATGCTAAGTCTTGGTTTTAAAATTGTCTCTCAAGTAATTAAACGATATCGATATTCTAGTGTGGTCAGTGGTATTAAGTTCTACCCTATGTGATAACCACCCTGGAAAAAGTATAATTTTACCATTTTTTGGCTGTATAACATGTTGCTTACCCACCATTGATCCAATTGAAAATAACTCTAATTCAACAAACTGATTGGGGGTCCTAAATACTATACCTCCATCTATTCCAGATGTTTGATAATAGTAAGTTCCGGATATAGTAGCGTCCTGATGCTGATGCCAATCTTGCCGCTGATCTTTAGACACTAAATTTATCCAACTGTGCGCTAATTTATTGGGTTTGGGTTCTAATGCGCCAGTCATTTTTACATAATTCCTAACATGTTTTTCAATATATGCTGAGAGATTATTCATTTGAAAATCCTCGATAGTATTATATCTTGATTTTATGTTAGTTTGTACGCCGTCATTCCAGCCCGTTGGATTTTCAAACGTGTCTGTCTGTTGAATTCTAGGTAGTGTATTTTTTATTTCGTTCTGGACTAAAAAGATTTCATCTATAGTACCGTCATACTCGTATATAGGAGTAGAAAATATCTGTTTAATCATTTTTAACAACAGTGACATTGCCCGCCACAGAAATTCTATATTTGTCAGCACTGTAAAAAGGATGAACCATGTGATGTAGAGCCGCAGGAAATAAAATTATATCGCCCTCGTAAGTTTTATCTACAGGAATAAGTTCTCCTCTCAGTTGTCCCACAACATCAATATAGGTAAATTCAAACATTCCAGATCTATTGTCAATAGATTGTTTACCAGGACTAACATCTTTTTCAAAATTTAAAAAATAAGGAATTTCGATCCATATTACAAAACTGTATAATCCACCATGTCTGTGTATTGGATTAAATTCATGTTTCTGTTGAAAATTAACCCACATGCTATCTAATTTGAAAGAATATTGGTGCCCTCCAACTATTGAAATGTTTGGATCCTTGTATTGATATTTTTCATGGTATTTTTCTGCTAATTCAATAATTAACGGCTCCATACTACTGCAACTTTTAGATAATTGATATTCTTTTCTTATGTGTCCTGCTAACTCGCTGTTATATGGAGTACCTTTACTAAAATCTTTTTGTATTTCTAGAATTTCTTCTTTTAACGCAGTTAAAGATACATTATCAATATGACCTTTTATAACTCCTAAATTTGGAAAATCAATAGTATTAATATTTTCTATAGGCATGGCATTAATTTGACAAGTATGTCAATCCTTCTTTACTGCCAATTTCTCCCCTGAACCAAGTATTAAATGCAAGACTAACTCTAGTTTCATCGTGTAGTTGTGTTTCTACCCCGTGTTCCAAGTCACTCATAAACAGTATTAAATCTCCCGAACTAACTGGAAATCTTATCTTTCGCATATTCCACCAGTTTGGTGTATTTTGAATATGCCATGGTTGTCGTTGTGGAATATTAAATGTAATAGCGCCTGGCCCAGGAGTATTGAGATAAAATACGCCACTTACTATGCTATTAGAATGAAAGTGTTGATGATGTCTATCACCTTTTCTGTTAAAATTAATCCAACTTTGGGTAGCATACAATGAACATGTAGTTTCCGGCGCCATTATTTCTTTTAAAAAATCTTCCAAACAAGTGTCAATAAATTTTTTAAGACCAAAAAATGCAGGACTATTAAGAACAGAAGTAGTGTCAGCTCGAACATTATCGCTACCTGGACGTAAGTGCCAGGCTTCGGGTTGTGATGCTTTTAATTCAGCATCTGTAAATTTTCTTCCAATATTCTTTTTGTAAACAGGTATTGGAAATATTCCTGTTATAGATGCACCAGAATTTATAGGAACTGTAAAGTCTTTCAATTTATTCTCCGCGGTCTTGCAGTAATTTTTTACGTTTAAAATAATGCCCGTTAAATGTAAAAACCCAATTTTGGAATTTTTGTAATTCTTTTGCATCAACTACGTGCATTTTTATCACTACATCTTTATCAGATAACGGTACAATGTGTACTAGTTCTTTACCTGCAGGAATCAGTTGAGATTTAGGAAACATATTTTTAGGAACAAGCATGTTGACACTGCTGGTATGCTGATATTTGTATTCTACAATACCGTTTAGTACCTTAGGTTTAAATTCTTCATCATGCCATAGTGTGTTAGTAAACATAAACTTAACACCAGTTTTTTCTTTAATACGCCACGGACTAACCATTTTTAAATGATAATGATTTTTAAATGCATCGCCCCATTGGCCTGGATCGTGAGATTCTGCTGTTGGTTGAGGTTGCCAGGTGAGGGTGTTCCCGTCAACACTGACCCATATGTCATGCCAATTTTGAATTATAAACCCTGTTCTGTATAAACTACTTACTCCTGGGCATGTTTTCATCGTTCCGCGGTTTGGCCCCATATGCGGCACAGTTGTAGGAAGATTTTTCCAAAATGTAGGCAGTCGTTCAGAGGCGTGTTGAATAGGAAAAAACTTTGGAAGTTCTTCCAAATCTGTAAAACAGTCAACATAAATCTTTGATGGTCTTCTAAAAATTGTAAACATATTATTTTTTTGTATCCGGGGTCCAGTTGGGACAATTTTCTTGAATTAGTTTTTTTCTCTTGTAATACTGCCCTACTTGAGAAAACAAGTGATCATTAACATCACAGTCGATTTTGTCTTTGTCTGTATAGTGCATATGAAATTTTATTTTTTTACCGTCTATGTTTATTAGTTGACATAGCGGCTCTCCTGCATTTATTGTATAATTTTGAGGAAATCCTGTTTTAGGAATCCACAAATTGATGTTAGAAGAATGTTGATATTTGAATTCAATTAATCCGTTGGGAACAAAATGTTTGACTCCGGGTTTATTCCACCAAGTGTTAGTCATCATGAATTTGGACCCAGTTTTTTCTTTAAATTTCCAAGGACTACCTATTTTCAAATGATGAAAGTCTTTAAATACTGTGCTTTTATCCCATTGCCAGTCTGGGTGCGAACTACCCATGTTTTCAGGTTCACTATATAAGGATCCTTTTGCCCAGTCTAAATATAAATCGCACCATGACGGAATTACAATGCCTTCTTTAAACAGTTCTACCATGCCTGGACAGGTACGCACAGTGGCAACATTAGATCCTGATGGAGACTTAGTACTAGTAGGTACTGCTTTGAACCACGATGGCATAACTTCGTCTGCATCTCGAATTGGAAACAATTCAATAATGCCCGGAAAGAATGTGAACACGTCTATGTGTACTGTGGGCTTTTTAAAGAAGAAATTAAACATACGTTATATATCTTAACGTACTGCTATCGATATGTCTTCTTGGTATGAAAATATTTTGAATAAAATCCGTGCCACAGGCCATGCAAAAAGTATTTGAAACTACTTTTGGAACCAATATCTTTATCGTAACTAATATCCATTTTCCAATCTGTTCTTTTAAATGGAAATATAGTGACTAATGGGTCACCCGGCGCAATAGTAAATGTTTGATCAGTAGTTATAAGCCCAACAAGCCCAACAAAATCATTGTGTTTATCAGTGTCAACGATTGCTGGAAACATTTTAAATTCTTTTCTAAATAGATAGTGCGGCTGATAAATTAAACAGCTATACCCTGGCGGCGTTTGTATAGCCCACTCTTGATTAATTTTAAAATAATGATTCTTTTCACCAGTCATTTCAGTTGTTGGAGCTTGGTGAAACGGATGAGCTCCTACATAATTTTTATTGTTACATTCAAGAGTAAAACTTTTTATACCATCTTTTACAAACATATCTGCATTAATTTCGTAGGAATTTCTTAAGATGTATCCAGATGTAAGGTAATCTAAAACTGGCATGCATCGTTTAATAGAAGGCACCCCGTCATTATCGATAAATCCAGGATCTTTAGATAATGCTACTGGAATATTTTTATACCATTCTGGAATAATTTTGGATGCTGGGACTGGCGGATAGTGTATCATCGCATCGTAATTTTCTGAAATAAATTTAATAATAGATTCAGAGGTCATATGTATTTTTTAACAGCATGGCTTAACCTTTTATATGTGTTCCAAATAAAAAATTTACTTTTGTCAGACGGCATATCTTTACTAACTGACATTTTCCAATCATCTCTTTTAAACGGAATTATTTGAAGCAATGGTGTACCAGGCGGTATACGTATTTTATCTTTTGAAACAACATACCCGGCAACAGAAATTGGCAAGTGATAAGAATCTGTATCTATAATACCTGGAAGGATTTGAATCTCGTTATCGGGTAAATAAAATGGTTGCATTATTAGACAACTGTATCCAGGTGGCGTTTTTATACTCCACATAGATCTAAATTTAAAATACTGTTTAATTTTTACATTGTGTTTACTTATTGGACATGCTTCTTTTTCAAATATAGCCATTGATTTTCTATCAAACGGATCTGTTGGATCTTGTTCTATTGTTTCGGCAGTTTTCATTTTAATATTTTCTTTGAAATTACTAAAAATAGTTTCTAATTCAATCTCATACGCATTATAAATTATGTAACCCGACATTAGATAATCCATAGCAGGCATGCATGATTTCATATTTACAACAGGAGGTTCTTCACTTTTATATCTCTCTTTTGGAGTTTCTAAGTTTGATATTTCTTCAGGAACACAACTGTTTGCAGGTTTTGGATGCCAGTATTTGAGAACATTTTCATCTGTGCAAAAAAATTCTATATTCATAAAGGTATATAACTCACATTAAAGGCAATATTAATTCGTTCTTTGTCTATTGGGTTTGGTTCTACTCTATGCAGTAGATAAGACGGAAATAATAGTATGTCCCCGTCTTCTGGTTCATACTTCATAGTTCCACTATACGTCCAGCAAGGATGGTTGATCTTATATATGTAATTTAATGGCTGGAACTCTATCGTTCCGGTTCCTGTGGATTGTAAATAAATGACTCCACTAACCATCGATCCAGCATGTGAGTGAGAAATATTGTATCCTCCTTTGGAATTTACGTTAGACCAGTAGTGAATAGCAGGTGCAGTACTGTTAAATTTTTTATAAGCACCATCACTTGATAACATGCCTGGCTGAGGCAACAAATTCATATACACATTAAATGACGTTAATATTAAATCAGTTACTGTACTATCGTTAAACGTAGGGTGCCCACGCCAGCATCCTTTTTCACTTCCTGATTGGTCTATTGTTGTTTGTTTGTGATTCAATATTTCTTGCATTAATACTGTTCGTTGATTGGCAGTCATTGAATTTTTTATATGCAGTATGCTAGTATGCTCTACTATACTAGAACTAGTTTTCCAAGAAAAAGTATTCATAATATATCTCGTTTATAATTTTTAGACAAGCTAGTATGCCATTCAAATGTAATGCCTATCGATATTCTCCAACCGCTATTAGGAGCAAGTGCTCTATGACAAAAACTTGCAGGAAACACTATTAGCTTGCCTTGTTGAAATTTAATTCTATTTGTTTCTTCTAAATTAGTGATAGATTTATAAAATACTGTATCGCCTGAACTATCATTAACATAGTATACAGCAGTCCATAAGTTTAAATCAGTACTGGTATCAATATGAGCACATGGGCTCTGAGTTTGTGTTTGCCCGTTAACTGCAATGCGTTGTAATTCAACAAACTTGCCATTGGGATCAATTTGTGGCAGGATAGATAATTGTAAACAGTCACATAAGTTTTGTACTAGTGTAGGACAATGCTGGTCAATACCTTCTTCCCTTAAAAATATCATTTTTCCAAAATATGGTTCGCCATCGTCTAGCGATACTGCATGATGCCCGTACTCAAATGTAAATTTTTTAAAATATTCTTCTCCCGCTTTGACAACCCAATTAGGCAGAGCCTCTGTGAACTCATATACTAAGCAAGGATCGGTTATTATTCGAGTTATTGGTTTAAAATTTAGCATGTGGTCTTACTCGTATATTTCCTGAAATTGATACACGCACATCGTCAGAACTGTAAAAAGGATACACTTGATGATTTAGTTCTGCAGGAAATAAACAGATACGTCCCTCCCATTTTTTATCAACTGGCAAATTCAGTGTGGTAATTTTTCCTAGTGCATCAGTATATAAGAATTGAAAATGCCCTGCCCTGCCCTTGTCTGTTGTGGGGTTGGGAGTTGATTTATACTCGTCTTCTATATTAAAAGGAACATCAGACCAGATAACAAAACTATAGATACCAGTATGATTGTGTATGGGTAAAAATTCTCCCTTACGCTGGATATTCACCCATACCCTTTCTAATTCAAATTGAATTTTTCCCGTAGCTAACTCGGTTACAAAATTAAATATCTTACCAAAATATTGGTATTTGTGTTCGTGCAGGTCAATTAATTTTAAAACTTCTTTAACAATATCTTCTTTTAAATTATCAGGAATTGAATTATCCTCATCATATCCGTCTACACGTCTGTGAAACTGATGTAACATATCGGGCGAAGTATTACTCACAAATTTATCTTTAAATATTTTTGTAGTTTGTTGTATTCTTTTGAATAGAAAAGGATTTAAATCCTCTACAATCACTCCTACGTTAGCTAAATCACCGTACTGCATATTAATTACCATCCCCGTTGTCTACTCGCATCATAATATTAAGAGCAGTTGTGATGCGCAACGATCCAGCAGTAAACTTGGGAGCAAAATGATCAAGCCAACTGGGGAACAATATCAAATCACCTTCTTCTACTTCAGGCATCCGAGCAAACTCTTTGAAATAATCAGGAAGAAAATCAAAATTCTTAGTGGGAGTAGTTGCTTTTAATAATTTACGCCAAGGGTTATTAAACACAGTTGCTTGAGCACCTTCCCCCAATGCTACATAATGTATTGCAGAAAATTGTATAGTGCTGGGGCCGCCAGCATGATCATGAACCCACGCCGCGGTATTGCTGGTAGAAAAATTGTACCAGCCTTTCATTCTAACCTGCCATGGATGTTTTTTAAAATCAAATCCAATAGTAGTTAAAATTTTTGTAATATCTGGCTTGTATAAATCTAACAACATTGGCCAATGACAGTATGCCGCATCAGCAGTATGCCCATAATCAGTTAACGTATTTTGCACAAGATCGTTTGCACCGTGTTTTAAAAAATGCGGATGCACACGATCCATGAGATGATTTTTAATTTTTTCATGTTCAGAAACTTTTATTTTGTAAATGTTAACAGGAAATAAAGGTATAGTGGAAATGTTATTCATATGCAGATGCCTCGTATACGCTGATGTTGAATGCTACTGTGATCCTAAGTTTTTCGCTGACTTGTTTGATTACCGAATGTGGAACATAACTAGGTAAAATTACAATATCCCCTTCTTCCACATCTAACAATTTTTGAAATCCTCGAAAGTCGGCAGGCCTAAATTTATCTTTGGTAGTAGGTTGTAATGATTTTAGTATAGGTTCTAACGGATTATAACACACTGTGGCTGAATGTTCGTTTTTGTCAAACATCACATAGTGTATAGCCGCATACGATATTGGTAAAGGTCCACCTAAGTGATCATGTACTTCTTGATAAGAATCCTTTACAGATAAATTATACCAGAAATTTAATTTGGTTTTCCAGGGATGAAGTTTTGAAAATTCTGCCTTGATTAGAAAATTATTAATATCTTTGGTATAAAAGTCACTAAACAAATTGTTGTCTATCTTAGGAGCGCCAGGAAAGTAACTACTGTATATATTTCTCGAAGGTTCGTTAAATCCAGTTTTTTCAAAATTAGGAACTATATTGGATATCATCCATTGTTTAATTTCAGCATGTCTGGCTGCTTTGAATTTATACATTGGAACTTCAAACAGTGTACTTTTATAAATCATGAATCTTCCCAATTAGAATTAAGGTTAACAGTCGAGGTAGATGTATGTTTAGTATCTCTAATAAAAAACACAATACTTTTTCTTAATTCGTTGCAATCTAAATCGTAACGATTTGGTCTATGATACAAGGTTGCATCATAAGCAATAAGTCTGTTATACATATTTCCAACGCGAAGATTCTCTATAAATGCATTGTGATTAATTTTTAAATCTTCTATATATTGATCAGTTGGCATACCTGAAACATTGAATTCCCGTCTCGATTCAAAATCTCCAACTTTAAAATTTTCTTTTGTTTTTTTAGTAAAAATTGAAGTTCCGGTATCTAACGACTGTTCATCTTTTGACATGTAAACAACACCGGCCAGCTCTGAATCATCACTATGTATCCATCCGTGATTAACTGCTGGATCTGCATATGCTTGGTTAATATGAAATCTAACGTCTATCGATAACTTGTATATTCCTGGAAAAACTTCATCGCATATTTTTTGAGCAAAAAATAATGCAAAGTTTTTTATGATAGGATCAGTTGATTCTAACAAATTATTAGTACGCACCCCGGGAAATGCTACAGATTTGTTGTAAGATTGAGAATCAAACAGGGGCAATACCTTATTGGGATTTTTAAAGAAATCATTTTTACAAACTATTGTGTTTTTATACGGATGCATATTTTAAAAAGCCCAAGTGACAAAACTATTTCTAACACCCTTAGTGACTTTTTCCACACGATGAGGATACAGATAATTTGATGGAAATACTAAAATATCTCCTTTTTTTAATTTCATATCTGTGTCTTTGAACATGATAAATTCACCGCCATTAAATGTATCATTGAGTAATCCAACTACTGACACAGATGGAATACTTTTATTGCCTTTTCCAAATAATTCATGTATATGATCGTGGTGGGCTTCAACTAGCGTATGCATTTTGCATCGATTAAATCTAATTGGAGTACAGGTTGTTACTCCGGTTTCAGAGTCGTATCCATCAAAACTGTTGTTTTTATTAATATATGCGTTATATAGTTTCATAACTTTTTCAACATACGGCATTAATTTTAAACTTAAATGCTCTTCAGCGTCTAAAAATTCAAATTCAGTTGATGGAAAATGTGCGGCAGTGGGACGTTTAAACCCGGGATGGTAGGAATGTTTGCCCCAAGTATGATTGTTTGAAATTTCTTCCACAAGCTCATCGCAAAATTCCGTAGGTACTACGTTTTCTACCAAGATAAAATCAGTTAATTTTTCCATGTTGTCACCATGTCCAACTTACAAAACTGTTTCGAACACCTTTAGTAACTTTTTCTACCCTGTGTGGAAACATAAAAACTGAAGGAAATATCATAATGTCGCCTTTCTTGAGTACAACTTCGTGATTTTCAAAAAATATAAATTTTCCGCCTTCGTAATTGTCGTTTAACAATCCAACAATTGAAAGTATAGGAATACCTTTACGCTCACCATCGAATAAACTGTGTATATGATCGTGATGTGCTCGCATGGCAGTGTGTATGGTATATCTATTAAATCTAACCGGACATGCAATGTGTAGTCCACAACTAGATACAAATGCATCAAAACTGTTGTTTGTTCTAATAATATCTTGGTAATCTTTCAATGCCTCCCCCATCAGCGGATATAATATCTCGTTTTGATCAGGATGCGACTCTGCTACTTCTAACTCCATTGACGGGAAAGTAGGCCTTTCGTGTATGACACCGTAGTTTTGCCATTGATGTCTAGTCCAAGAGTTTCTCGAAAGATCCTTAGTCATGAGATCGCATGTTTCAGCTGGTATGCAATTTTTTACAAAAATATAATCTTTGATATTTTCTAACATTTTAATAATCAATTCCTATAGATATACCAGCTCTTGGACCCAGCGGCAACACATCATGAAACATAAACCTAGGAATATAAATTAAATCGTTTGGAGATAATTCATATTCACAAGTTGTTGCACCTTGTTCAACCTTCCATAAGGTATTGCCCTGCACTTGCCAAAAAAATACATCTGATGTATCACTGTGCCTTCCAAATGTAGCAGATATTTCCAACAAAGAAACATAACAATGTGCTGTGCAAGGACGATCTGTAATTTTTTTAATTTCAGTTAATAAGCTGTTTACTGACAACATCCTTTCAGCATCAAAAAATACAAATCCAAGATTATCTAACATTTTCATCTTGGATTTAGAAACAACTGTTTGATTTAAATTTTCTAAGATTTCGCCCCAGGTAGGAGCAGTTAAGTCAAGATTTCTAAAAACAAAATGTTTATTATTTTGTTTACTATTAATAAAATCTTGATTGGTTAAAAAATTAAACAGTTGGTTCGTCATCTTCAAGAACTGCCCAGACATCGCCTTCTGGCATTCCGTAGAGGCTATCGTCTCCAATTTTTATCTCGCTGCCAGCATACGGGTGAAACAATATCTTTTCTCCTACCTTCAATGTTGTTGGAATAAACACTCCAGTTTTTTCAGCATGTTTCCCAGGACCAACTGCTAGAATGGTTCCTTTAGTGACCTGCTCAGTGGCAATGTCGGGAATAACAATCCCACCCATTGTTACAGTTTCTGGCGCATCTTTTTTCACAATAATTCGGTCATGTATTGGTTTTAAAATCATGATTTACTCCTTGTTACCACTATTTATAAACCACAAATAACTTGCTTGATAAAACAGGCTAATAAATAATTTATATGCAATCACTAATCTTTCCAGTCAAAATTGACACATACGACTTATCACAGGAACCGGAATGGAACAATCTCAAACAACTGATTCTTCAAAGCGAAAGTTTGACTAAACCACACGGGCTTGTGAATAATGCAAAAAGTTCTTACGGAACTGACATGACTCCAATTTTGAGTCATTTCAGTGTTAGAAAATTAAGATTAAAAATTGAAAATCTAGTAAAAGAAATGGCAATACAATTACAAATGCCTCCCATAGTCATAACAAACAGCTGGTTCAATATTATGGGCCAGGGAGATCGTGTGAAAGCGCATAGACATGAAGTGAGTGTGATATCGGGAGCATTGTATGTGGAAGCTCCTCCTGGATCTGTTGGGTTGAGTTTTCACAGCCCTTTGGCTCAATGCAGAATGTCTGAAGTATTATTGGGATCAAACGAGTATAATACAAATTTTCACTCTGTGGAATGTAAGGAAGGTCAGCTGATATTGTTCCCCAGCTGGCTTGAACACAGCACTGAAATTAATAAAAGTGATCGAAGAGTGGTAGTGAGTTTTAATTCAGAATACGGGCCAGCTGATGCAGTTAGTAAAGTATATAATCAGTGGAGACTAAGTTCTCATAAATCATGACAAGACAGATTATTCATAACTTTTTATCAAGAACTGATTTTATAGCAGTTAAAAATCAAATATTAAACGAATCATTTCCGTGGACTATACATGATAAAAGTGATCCCGGGGGTATAATGTGTGATGAGCGATTTAATTTGCAATTTGTTCATGTTTTCTATCATAGTCCAGTTACTATTAGCAAATACATCAATATACTAGATCCAATTTTTAAAAAATTGCCTCATCAAATGGTAATAAGAGTCAAAGCAAACATTACCGGCTGTACTGATACTGCTCAAACTTACGGATATCATATTGACATAAATGAAGATTTGGCCAAACTTTCAAAAACTGCAATATTCTATCTTAATACAACAAACGGATTTACACAATTTGAAGATGACGGCCAACAAGTGCCCAGCATAGAAAATAGTTTGGTAATTTTTAACTCTTTGGACAGGCATAGCGGAACAAGCTGTACTGACCATAAATATCGGGCTGTTATCAATTTTAATTTTATATGAATTTAAACTTATAAATACAGTTATGCAAGTTTTTGGAGATTACTCATGTTATTAGAATTTACAGTTGAATTACCAGACGGATCCAGCTTTATGGAGAAAGTTGAAGCGGCCAGCGAAGCAGAAGGTATAGTGCTTCTTGAAACAAAATATGTGGAAGGCTGTTGCCCGTATCCATGCAAGGTTGTGTTTGTACCGCCGTCTGCATAAATTATATTAAATCTACTAGATCGAACACTGTTTGAAGTTTAGTACGAATAGTTTTATTTGTAAAACTATTGCGGAGCCCCTGGTGTAATGGCTTAGGGGCTCTGTCTATTGTGACCCATGCCCACCCATCATGTTCATCGCTCAGTATTGGAACAAACTCCGCATCTATAACACACAAGTAGGTGTGGAAATTAAACACAGTGTCATTTGATACAAAGGTTTCTAACGGAATTGTTTTTAAGATTGCAGGAATAGCGCCAATTTCTTCGGCAATTTCACGTTGCAACCCTTGCCAAGGAGTTTCACCTGATATGTTGGTACCGCCTACCAGTCCCCAAGTACCTGCATGTTTGCCGTGGCTTTTTTGTAGCAGTAAAAACCTTCCAGTTTTTTTAGCATAAAATAAAGCACCGCTACAGGTAATTTGTTCTTTTAGAGTATTATTTTCCATTGGCCCGGATTATATTCACCTTCAAAGCTCTTTACCCATTGAACCCCGTTCCATAAGTATTGAACTCCAGTGTATATATTCGTTTGCCACACAAGGGAGTCTGTGTTCTGAGTGTGATTAAATATCACATTCCACTTGACCCCAGTCCACTCTATAATATCATTGGCCAGTGCAACCAACTCTGAATTGTCAGTGCCTTTCCAACCGTCTGCTCCGTCCACATTGTCAACATCTCCAATGTCTTCTATGATGAGATATCTTGTTCCTGGGCGAACAGTTTGATCAGCATCTTGATTCAATGGACGTTTGGGATTATAAGTTAACGGATTAATGATAGCATCAAACGTGCCAGGCGAGCCTTGATTAGCTGTACCGTTTCTATAACTGGGAATAACATATCCCACAGATCCTTCTTTGCGGCCTGCACTGTCAATGTCAGTGTCAGATACCAGTGTGTCTGGATTCCAATTGATTTGCAAAATAGAATTGTCTAAACTATTGATAGCCACAGTTCCTACCACTTGTGTGCCGTTAAGTTGTGTGAGGTAAATTTGACTTGAACCAGCATGATACTGTCCTGGGTATTGATCAAATAACTCTTGCCAATGCAACGCTGTGCCTTGCCTAACTGGAATTTCCAGTGTGATTTCGCTGGGAACTATATTTTCATTTTTCCCCAGCAGTATTGCTTGACTGTTGTAAACTGCAATATGGTAATTCTGTATACTACTCACAGTTGTTGACAACAAATCAGTAAATGATGTTGTGGAAGTCATTGGATCAGAACCTAAGCCTTCTACATAACTATCACTAGTGGTGGCATTCTTGTACATACTGGTGATAATTTTTGTAATAACTCCAAGATGTTTGACCTTAACCGGAGGACTAATCCAAATAGGAGTTTCCACAGTGAGAGTAGCAACATCAATGGGATCTCCTGCTGACTGAGTTCCAACTGGAACTTGCCTACTGCTCCATGAAATATCAGTTAGGTTAAGCACACTCAAGCTGGTCCAGTCAATATAGTTGTCAGTTGTTTGCAATTCCAAACTGGGATTAAACAACACCAATATTTGTTCAAGTATTTGTAATTTTTGGTCAGTGTTTGCACTCCAAATATCTATTTTTAACTTTAATAAAAATGGAGTGGGCAT